AGCATTTTGCTGCCGAGGATTGGCTTCGCTGATCCCCACCTGCTTGCGGCGCCGTGGACGAGAGACAGAGTTTGACGAGCAATGGAGCTCATAACAGGCTTCTGTGGCTTGTGGCTCACGCCCCGTGGATCGGAGAGGATGGATAGGAAGGCCGCTACCTCGGTAGTGACTTTCTTCCCCTCTTCGTCACGAGGGCCCGTCTCGGCGTCTGCAACAACCCCTTGCGTGTCTATCAGGCTTAACGCCCGTTTGGACACGGCCCGGGGAGCCGCCGGGAGGCCTTCGAGGAGAAACGCATTTGCGATTTTTCTCAAGACCTTCTGGCGGTTGTCGTCGTTATCTGTCAGGATAACGGCGATTCCTTTTGCAAACTTCGAGTCCGGTTCAGGAGGCGGAGCGCCCAACCAGGCGTTCCGCCACGGGAGCCCCCAGCCGCCGACGGCCTGTGGCCAGTGCATTGGCAGACCGGACTCACGGTACATCCGGAAGGGTGTGCTGTGGGTCCTCTCGGCGATGTCGAGGACGCGGTGCTTCCGCCAGCTTTCGCTGGCGCTTGCCACTGCATCATCGAGTACGCCGGGCAGAGTCAACCATAGCGGCGATGTTTCGTTGTCATCACTTGCGTGACGTTTGGCAGCTAGAAGAGCTGACAACTTCACACGGTTGACAAGCGACAATCGACGGAACTGTTCTTTGTTCACACCGCCATCCGCAGAGCGGAGCGGTGCTGCGACCCAGTGGTAGAGGGTGCAAGAGAGCCATCCCAACCTCCGTTTGTCCTGGCAAGGATCGGGAGCTGCTCCCAGCTCGGTTTTACCGAGCGTGAACAGCTTCTCGACGAACACCAGGCCCTTCGGAGAACGGAATGACTTGTCCTGGTTGATGACCAGTCCTGCAGTCTCGATCTCCTGGAAGTAGAGATCAGTCATTGTCGTGGGCCAGTAGGCCCCGAAATCGTCACCGCAAATGCACATCGGTAACAGCCTCGTTGTGCGGATCCAGTTACGCTCTAACTCGAGTTGTTGAAAGCTCGTGTTTGGAGTGGGCGTCTCCGTGAGGAGACGTTTGCTGGCTCTGTGAGCCGCGAATTCATTGACCAGACTGAGTATCGGCCACGTTAAGGGGAGTCCCATCAGGATTCCACTTACCGAGGCCCGATCACCCGTAATTGCAGCTAGTTCGGGGTGCCTCTCTTGGAACTCTGGCTCTAGAGCCATGGGTCCCACTAGAACACTTCCGAGCTGGTAGTAGTAGGCGGGCATCAGGTCACTTAGCGCGTCC